GTGAAGGAGTAGCCAGTGAAATTCTTTTTTGAGGAAGAAGGTATAATCCTTGCGGGCGTTGCCAATAACCTGGAGATGGGGCGGGTCCCCAAGAAGGATGGGAAGAAGCAACTGTACGTGCTTGCCCCGACCCAAATTGCGGTTGACGTGGTGCGGGCCTCCCTAAACCGGGTTTATCTTGGTGCCGTCGAGGAAGCCAGCGTGACCGCCGAGAAGTATAAGGTCGCCCTGACCTTCGCCTTGGGCCGGCTATCCGGGATGGAGCCGAGACACAGCCTCGCCGTGTCCGCCGAGTTCGTCGCCATGGCCGCAATTTTGGCCTTCCCAGACGAAGCGGAGGATTGCGTTGCTTTACTCAAAGAGCGTCTCCGTGCTGGATCCAAATAAGCGTAGCCGGAGGGGTTAGCTCCGGCTATAATTCTGTCAAAATAATGGAGGTTAAGATGATCCAGGTAGGTTACAACACCCGAACGAAAACCCTCGGTACGATGGTGGGGCCAGCTCCAATCCATGTTGTCACTTTCAGGAACATGAGTAAGCGCCAGCGCCAACAGGCTATCCCGAAAGTAGTACCGGTCAATATTGAAACGATGGCCTACATGCAGGCCTTTCCGGACAACCTACGCGTCCGCTTGTTCTGGATGCTAGTCAGGTCAGCCGTCGAAGGTGGGATCTTCAACCCAGTAGATCTATCCGCCCTCCGTGATCGGGTGGATCAAGACCGGCTTCTCTTTGATGCCAAGGTAGCCGGGGCAAAGCGGTTGTGTGAGGCGAAGGCTCGGGCTAGGCGGAACTTGATCCTGAAGAAGGCCACCAAACCAAGGAGGTAAGTCATGGCAGACTTCTGTAAGCAATGTACGGCTACGCTACTCGATGCCGACTTCTTCCCCAATGACTTAGCCGGCTTATCCACGCTGGAGGATACCATCCGGGGGCTCTACCCCGTTGCGCTATGCGCAGGGTGTGGGGCCATCCAAGTGGATCATACCGGGCGGTGTGTTTCGGACTGCCTCCTCCACCATAACCTGCCGGAGGAATAAACATGGAAACCTGCCCGCACTGCGAAAAAACAGTTGACCCAGAACGGTGCTGGTGCGGAATCCCTTTGGACGAGCACCATTGTGGACATAACCATACCCCGGTGCCGGATGGGTGCGAATGTCCCCTGTTTCACATAAACAACCCTGGCGCTTTTGGGGTCGGGGAGGACGGGGCCTATCTCGCAGGGTTGGCGAGGGAATACGCGGCCAGGCTCGCAGTCTTTATCCGAACAGTGGGGGTGGATGGGACAGCCAAGGCCATATTGCAATGCCGCTTTACCCACCAGCTTTTGAAGGAGCTCAAACGGCGGGCGGAGTTAGAAAGAAGGATCAAGCCGGGCGAGGTAATAAAAGCGATTCAAAGAGAGATTAGATGTTGACTCTCCTCCGGGTTGGTGGTATATTTAGTAACACAGACGCGCATACTACCAACCCTAACGGATACAGGAGCCTATCATGACGCTGTTTAAGAATTTGACTAAAAAAGAAAACAAACACTTGAAGGAAATGGGCATGACCACCCTGCGTCAATTTAAGGAGACTGCCGAAACGCAGGCGGCTTATCGTGCAGAGGGGCTGAGCGAACCATGTTACGAGTGCAAAAACATCGCTCGCAAGCTCGGGCTGCCCGTATGACGCCCGTGGCACCGTAACGGGAAAGGAGAATCGACATGGCAAAGCAAACGAATCGCGACCGACGGGACCGACTAGAAAAGTTTCTTTCCACAAGTGGTTGGGCTAAAGATCACTTCGGGCACTACCAAAAGGAACTCCCTAGTGGGACTAAGCTCCGGGTCAAAATGCAGGCTACTTCTTGCCGGCTGGAGAAGCAAGTCAAGATCGTCGATAAGAATGAGTGGCTGCGGGTTGACGGGGCCTACTATAAGAACATCCGTTTTGAACTGGGCGACCTCTTTGTCGGGAGCAAGCGTCTTAAAAAGGATTGAGGAGGAACCAAATGTTATCCCTATGCTGTCCAAAGTGTGCTTACACGACCCACCGAAGCGAAGACATCCCCGGGAGCGAAGGGGCCAGGATAGTGGAAGACGCCCCGGAAGGCGATTTCTTTACCCTAGAAGATGCCCAGCTCAAACGGGAAGTCCACTCCCATCTGGGTTCCTACAAAGACTCCCGTATGGTGTACGGCTGTCCCTCTTGCAAAATTCTCTTTTTCGATTAAAGGATAAAAACAATGTTGAAGAAATGGAAAGAATGGTGGGCCGTTTATCGGGCTGTTATTAAGCAGGACCTCTACCGGCGGGGCTACGACTATGCCGCCGGGGCTCTCCTCCGAAAGGAGGAGACTCCTAGGACCCTCGAGGCTCGGCAGGGCCAGGATAAGAACGCTTTTGACGCCGGGATGAACATGGCTATCTTTGATTTGGTGCGGCTTAAAGCGGTGGAAGATGACCTGATCTGACTGGGCCGGACCCCAACAGGATCAAAATAAAAAGGCCTTTACTTAACAGTATGGGTCTTTTTTGTTGCCTTGTTTTTACCCTCTATGTTATGCTGGGGCCATCTTATTAAATTTGGAGAGGTTTCTACATGGCCAGACGAAAATCAACTACACTACCTGGGTCCTTAGTAACACGCCAGAAGCAGAAAGAAATGCTTGAGATGCGGATGGCCGGGGAGAAGTATCCGGACCTCGCCGAGCACTTCAACTGTTCTGTGACTTACTGCATTAAGCTAGTCAACAAGGCCCTCAAGGAGGTAACTAAAGGTCCCGCGGAAGAATTCTTGGACCTTGAATTGATGAAGCTTGACGCCTACCAAAAAGAAGCCCTCGCGGTTTTGAACCGCTTCCATCCGCTTATAAGTCATGGCCAGGTCATCCGGATGAAGCAAGACGGGGACCTCCCTGACGAGCCGGGTATTGCCCTGCAGGACGACAGCCCGATCCTTCAGGCAATTGACCGCCTCTTGAAGATTTCGGAGCGCCGGGCTAAACTGCTTGGTCTGGACAAACCTGAGAAGCGCGAGCTTACCGGAAAGGACGGGGAACCCCTCCTTTCCAATCAGGCACAGGCGGACGAGGCAGCCAAGGCTACACGGGAGGCAATGCTCGCGGCGGTTAGCGAAGGTGGCGAGTGAGCTTCATTTCGCTCATTGACTTTTGGAAGATTCGCCGACGCCATACCGGACAGGCTTGCGAGATCATGCCTTTCCATCGGGAGATAGCGAGCAACCTTACAGACCTGGTCCTCGGTCGCCTCCCGAAGCAGAACTTGATGATTTTAATGCCCCCGCGGTGCGCCAAGACCGACTTGGCGAACCAAACCTTTATGGCGTGGGCAATGTCCTACTTCCCGGACAGCGAGTTCATCGGGTCGAGTTACGGTGCTGATCTAGCCACTGACAATGCAGTCGATGTTCGCAACACCCTCAGCTCCGGCTGGTACCAGTCCATAGTGAGTAGCGACTGGGGCGCACGGATGGAGATGCGCGGTTCCCGGGCGGCTGGCAGGCAGGACCACTTCTTCACGCAGCAAGGTGGTGTAGTCAAAGCAGTAGGGCGTGGAGGCCCGGCGACGGGCTTCGGGGCGGGCAAGTTACGCCATGACTTTGGTGGATGCCTCTTAATCGATGACCCGCTGAAGGCGTCAGAGAATAGAAGCGCCGCGGCCAGGAAAGAGGCCTATGCCCATATCACCGGTACCTTGAAGTCCCGGCGAAATCGGCTGGCTGATCCGGCCACCCCGATCGTCCTAATTATGCAACGGCTGCACCCGGAAGATCCCGCCGGGATGCTCCTGCGGGACGAACGGGACGAGTGGGAGGTCCTGCAGATTCCGGCTCATGACGATAAAGGGGTTGTCATCTGGCCCGGGCGCTTGAGTATGAGGGCTCTCGAGCAGATGGAAGAGACCGACCCCGATACGTACCACGCCCAGTACATGCAGAACCCCCAGCAGGGGGCGCGTAAGATTTTCAAGGAGCAGTGGTGGAGGTACTGGCGAGATCGGACCGAGGTCGAAAGACGCATCACCCTGAAAATCATCACCGCGGATACCGCCTTTGAAGAGAAGGAAAGTGCGGACCATACCGTGCTTCAATGCTGGGGCTTCGAGGGTATTTCCGGGATGTACTTGATGGACCAGGAGCGGGGCCAATGGGCCTACCCTGACCTTGTAAAGAATACAAAGGCCTTTGTGGCCAAGCACACCGAAAGGATTCACGGGGTTACCCCGGCGACCGAGTTCTGGATTGAAAATAAGGCAAGCGGAATCAGCCTAGTCCAGACACTACGCCGCGAGGGTATTTCTGGGGTGAAGGCCTGGGAGCCGAAGGACAAGACCCCGAAGGATAAAGTGGGGCGCTCAAAGCACTCTTCCCTCCCTTTGGCCGCTGGGCGCGTTTTCGTTCCCGATCCAACCCTGATAGAAAACAAGTGGGTGAAATCGTTTCTGGCCGAGCACAATGCTTTTTCAGATGATGATTCGCACCTTAACGACGACCAAGTTGACGCGCATACCGAAGCCTCCTCTATTTGGCAGGAGCGGGGTGGCGGTACCGGACCTACCCCGGTTTGGACCTAAACACTAATTAAAGGCTAACCGAATGGCAGACCAGCTTTCGTCCATACTCTTGACTTCAACTCGCGCACGAATGCAAAACGCCGGCTTCACCGGCCCCGCTGGAGGCCTCGGCGCCGGTGACCGTGGCGCGTACGGATACCAGCCCGCTTTCACCGGCAACCCCCACGACAGCAACGACTACATCTTTAAGTGGCGCCAGTATGTTCACCTGTACGAGACCAGCTGGGAAGCCCGGAAGATCGTCAGGATCATCCCCGAGGACGCCTTGCGCAAGGATTGGCTTATTGAGGACCTGCCCGAGCAAAAGGCCAGACACATCGAAAGCGTGTTGACGCGCATTCGCTTCAGCTCCATCCTGAAAAGAAGTTTGATTCTTGAGCGCCTCCTCGGCGGTTGTTTAACCTTCCTCGGCCTCGACGGGGCAAAGGACGAAACAGATTCGCCCTTCCAGCCAAATAGCCGAACGGCCCTTCGCTTTTGCAATGCCATTCCATTAAGCCGTATCCAGCGTATGGCATGGGACACCAATCCCCTCAGCGAACATTACATGCGGCCAAGTGCCTATACCATCAACGGGGAGCAAGTCCATGTAAGCCGATGTCTCGTCTGGGACGGAGAGCCTCTTTTCGATCCCTACGACTTTGCCCTGACTAACTTCCGCGGCAACCTGGCCGGCTTTGGACCTTCGGTGCTGGCCGCTATCTGGGATGACATCGTCAAGGCCGTCGGTACTCGGCAAGCGGCCTACCAGCTCATCCAAACTAACAACGCCATTTTGATGGCCGTAAATGATCTTCAGGACCTAGCGGGGACCAAGTCCGGACAAGAGGCCCTCCGCAAGGTCAAACAGATCGCCCAGCAAATAAGTGTGTACAATGCGGCCATAATTGATGGCGACAAGGTAGAGGTCAAGCAGCACAGTGCCAGCTTCGGTTCTGTTCCTGAGCTGATCCTAACCTTTATCCAGATATTGAGTGCCGCTTCAGACATCCCAGCCACCCGCTTCTTGGGCCAGGCGCCGGGTGGCCTCAACGCAACTGGTGACAGCGACCTCGAGAACTATTAT